GACAATTGACTTGATAGCAGGCATACAGAAGGCGAAGGAACTGCATGTTGCAAGAACGTCAACCGGGTTGAAGAAGACGTGCGACAAGGCGAAGAAGTATTTTCCGACATTCGGTATAGCTTCGCTTATGGACGTTGCTACGTGTATTATCTCTCCCTTCCCTATGTTCTCCATCGCCTGGACGGTGTATCTGCTTTTGTGCGAGTTCAAGAGCATCCGGGAGAAGGCATACGAGAAGGCTGAGATACGCAAGCAAGACCGCACGATGCAGGTAATACTTGAGAACAAGGATGAAATTGCGAAGGCGGTTGTCGAGATAATGAAGGAAGAGCGGAAGAAAGGAGGAGATAATGAGGGTAACTAGAGCGCAACTGGTAAAGGTAATGCCGAATGCAGGCAGCAAGGCAGACACCTATCTTCCAATCATCAACGGATGGGCAGAGCATTTCCGCATCAATACTCCTTTGCGAATGGCGCACTACCTCGCACAGATAGCTCACGAATCGGGCGAGCTGAGATACACCAAGGAGCTTGCAAGCGGCAGAGCCTACGAGGGCAGGAAAGACCTCGGCAACACCCAGCAGGGCGATGGCGTGAAGTACAAGGGCAGAGGATTGATACAGATTACCGGGCGAGCCAACTATAAAAAGTATGCCAATTATTGCGGCTTCGATGTTGTTGGCACACCCGAGCTTCTGGAGCGACCATTCGGTGCAACGAAATCCTCGATGTGGGTATTCGACACCTTCGGCTGTAATGAGTTGGCAGACCAAGACAACTTGAAGGCTATCCGAAGGAAGATAAACGGAGGGTACAGAGGGCTGGCAGAATGCGAAAAGTATTTGAAGCGAGCCAAGGAAGCTATGGAAATTAAGATGCTTACACAATAAACACGTCAATCTAACGTTTATAGAGTATGGAAAATTCAAGAATAGGGCAAAATTTGCGTTCTGTGGCGTTTTTTTTCGTCATACTTATAATTACCCCACTTTTAACTTTGGGCTGTTCCTGCGCAAAATCAGCCACAAATAACAAGGTTTATCGCGATAGCGCACACACCAGTGTAAGACGTGACAGCGTGAACCAGCGACAGATCCACTGGAAGGACACCCGGCAGCAGGACAGCGTATTCAAGCAGGACAGCGTACTGGTGTACATCAAGGGCGACACCGTAATCAAGGAGCGGTGGCACAACCTTACGACAACCAGGTGGAAGACAACGACCAAGACGGACACCATCGTTGGGGACACCTACGTTTTCGTGACCGACACCGTGAAAGTCAAGCATTACGTGAACCGATACAAGACCAAAGAGGTAGAGAAGCCAGCGAGCACTTGGCACAAGGTAAGGCTATTCATTGGCGATTGCGTGATTCTGTTTCTGTTCCTTCTTGCGGTAAACTGGATAAAGGAGCGCATCAAGAAGAGAGTTCAATAGGTTCAATCATAATATCATTTTTTTAGAAAGGGCAGGGACGCAAGAAAAGCGTTTTCCTGCCCATTTTTGTGCGAAGAACACTTTTCATTGAGAGAAAAGGGGTAGGGGATATGAGAGTTAGATTATATATTCATTCAAACTAAGGCGTGCAGGTTATTATTATATAGAGTGTGGAAAACTAAGGCAACCGATTTACTGTCATTGACATACGAGGTAAAAAACAACCGAAAACGACTGATAACGACAGAAAATATCAGTGTTTACGTCATAAACAGTAAATAAAAGTTAAAATATTAATATCTTTCGGGAAAAGTTTTGGTGAAACGGAAAAATATTAATATCTTTGCAGCGTGTTTAGGAGATAAGCATAATAAACATTCGGTAATTTAAGCCCTAGGCAACACGGTTAAGCCAAAGAAAATGAAAAAGACAAATTCAAACGTTTTAGAGTTTACAACAAAGTTTATCAACTCAAACTTCCGCATCAAGGTATTCGGACGCACAGAGGATGGCAAGAAGATAAACACACTCGTAGGAGTGAGCGGTATCTTGAAGCTCATCGGAGCGGAACTTTTCAACAAGTTCGTCAAGCGAGCATTGAAGGCAGGTCTGGACGCTTGCCGCTGCGCACTCAGAAGAGGATTGGTTGTAACATTGTATGCTAAGTAATCAAGGGAGGGTGAAGCTATGAAGAAGTATTTTGTAAATGGAAAACAGATATCCGAGACAGAAGCAATCTTGATTGATATGGAGAATAAGAGATTGCAGCAGAGCAACAACATTGCAGACTGGGCAGGTATTCAATTTATCACTATTATTTAATAACCAGCAGGGGATTGCTCCCCTGCACAAAAATGTAACAAGATGAAAAAGTATTTAGTTATTCGCGAGTATTTAGACCAAAATATTACACCTAGTGTGTACGCTGAGATAGATGATTACGAGAGTGCAAACAAGCTAGCTAAAGAGAAAAACGAGGGCGTGCAATTCGTGAAATATTGGGTTTTTGGACAGAGTATTGGATAGAAAAGTTTTAACCAGCAGGGCGCAAGCCCTGCACAATATATCAAGATATGAAACAATACATTTTGAACGGCAAAAATAGCCTTGGGACAGTTGATAGCCACATCGAGGACTACAGAACCAAGGAGAGAATGGAGGAAGAGTTTGCACGCATCAAGGAAGTTTACAGAAACAACCCACATGCGGAAATGCTGGAAGAAGGAGACCGACACTTCAAGGTTAAGGTCGGCAGGGTGACATTTGAGTATTACATCACAGAACGAGAAATTTAAATTTATCAAGATATGAAGGAATACGACAAGATACCAGCACAAGCGGTGGTCGAGGTAACGACCAGCTGGGGAAGAACCTGCTTGTTAGAGATTGGGCGAGACCTCAAGGAAGGCACGGTTCTCAATGGCTATTATTATCCGGTAAGCAAGGCTTTCGACTTTGAATGGAAGGGAGAGGGCGCAATGCTGTGGATCGGGGACAACGGAAGGCTTGTAAGCCTTGGAGAAGGACAGAAGCACAAGTATATGATGCTTGGTCGTATGCTATCCGACTGCGAGTACTTCCTTCGCAACCCATACCAGCGACACCTCTATTTCCCGAGCATCGCCCGACACTGCAAGGAAATGCGCCAGTACTGGCTGTCGTTGAATATCAAGCCGGAGTGGTTGTCTTATAAGCAGATCGGCAGGCTGGAGCACAAGATGAACAGAATGAAAACGAAGTTAGATAGACAATTTAAAAAAGACTGGAGACAATGACAGAACAAGAGTACAGAGAAGCCCTGCACAGAATCAAGGTGAAGGCAGAGAATGAAAGAAGAATGCTGGCAAAGGAATTTGCCACGGAGCACAACCCGGTTAAGGTTGGCGATTATATCAGCGACTGCTTCGACACGATAAGGGTTGAAGGTTGGGGTATTTCACGTAGAGGCTACGATTACAACTCCTTGCCTTGCCTGGTATATCAAGGCGAGACCTGCAAGAAGGATGGAACTCCACGCAAGCACCCGAAGAAGTGCAGCGTCGAGCAGCGCAACCTTTTGCGAATAAATGGAGAACCAGTAAAGAATGACGGATATGGAGAATAGAAAAAACATCAAGAGAACGAAGAAGGGAGCAGGCGCAACGGTCAAGCTGGTTGGCATACAGATAGACAACGACCTGCTGCCTTTCCTCAACGCATTGCCCAACAAGTCACGATTCATCAATGATTTGTTGAGAAAGAAATTTTTCGGAAAATAATTTGGTGGTTTCAAAGGAAAAGCGTACCTTTGCATCACTGAATGTTTAAAGTGGTTACCACTTATTACCCCAGCGGCTCGACTTTTTCACCGCTGGGGTATTTTTTTTGCCCATTTTAAGCCGCAATTGCAAAATAACATTAAAATAACAATAAAATAAAAAGAAAATCGTTTAAAAATTTGGTGGAACGGAAAAATATTAATATCTTTGCAGTGTGCTTAGGAGATAAGCATAATGAACATTCAGTAACTTTAAGCCCTACGCATCACGGTTAAGCGGAAATAATATGAAGAAATTTAATATCATCAACAATATCGTTGATACAGAAGTATTTCAAAAAGAGTTCATGGCAGATATTCCGCAAG